GTCCGAGATCGCCAAGCTCGGGGAGTGTTGGCAATCAAAGGCTCGAGCGAACAGAGCGCGCCACTCTGGAAACCTCCGCGGCGAGTCAAAGGTCACGGCGTCGGCATCATTGGCATCGGGGGCAACGTGGCGAAAGACATTCTCTTTGGTCGCCTCAAGCAGACCGACGTCGGGCCGCGTTACGTTCACTTTCCCGAGGGGCGCGGATTCGACGAGGCTTATTTCGCGCAGTTCCGAGCGGAAGAAAAACGCACCAAGTACGTCCGAGGCTTCCCCGTCTTCGAGTGGAAGAAGGTCGCCGAGCGCAACGAGGCAATCGATTTGTGGGCATACAACATCGCCGCAATTGAGTCGATGAGGCTCAACCTCAATCGCGAGCGTGGCAGCGTTGACAAGCAGACCGCAACGGAACCAACACCGGACTCGCGCGACTATCTTCTCAAGCCAGCGAAGGCCAAGAGGCAACCCGTTAAGAATCGCCCGAGACGCCAAGGCGGCGGATTCGCTCAATCTTGGCGATAGTCTTTCCCGCTACCATTGCGCCAAAGTTAAATGGCGGCGGCTATACCGACGAAAGAACCTGAATCGCTAGTTGCGGGCGACACTTGGAAGTGGGAACGCAGCTTGTCGGACTATCTGGCAAGCGACTCTTGGTCGTTGACTTATTACCTCCGAAAGACCGGCTCGAGCGTGATCACGGTCACATCGACCGCGGACGGTGACGATCATGTCGTGACAGTTGCCGCGGCGACGACTGCCGCACACACGCCCGGCACTTGGGACTTTCGCGGATACGTCACCAAGGCCGCCGAGAGATTCGAGGTCTTCAACGGCGTTCTTGAGATTGAGACAGACCCGGCGACCGCGGCGTCAAGTTACGATCCGCGGACGCACGCCGAGAAAGTTCTCGATTCGATCGAGGCAGTTCTCGAATCCCGCGCGACCAAAGAGGTCTTGTCGTTCTCGGTCGAGGGCAACTCACTATCGAGCTACCCACACGAACAGTTGCTCGTCTTACGCTCACGTTACCGCATCGAGGTCGAGCGAGAGAAAGCAGTCGAGCGACTCAAGGTCGGGCGCGCCTCTGGTCGTCGAATCCTCACGAGATTTCAATGAACAAATTTATCTCTCGCCTTGCCGATCGTTTCGGTTTTCAGCCAAAGCTCGCCAAGCGAAGCTTTGCCGCCGCCAAAATTAACCGTCTAACGAACGACTGGGCGACAGGCATCTCAAGCGGCGACGCCGAGATCAAAGGCGATCTTAAGACACTCCGAGCGCGCGCACGGGAGCTTGAGCGCAACAACGACTACGCCCGCCGCTATTTCAAGGCACTCGAGAACAACGTGCTTGGCTCGACCGGGATCGGGTTGCAAATGAAGTCGCGCGACTTCTCGGGCAACCTCGACCAGCAAGCCAACAAAAAGATCGAGGCAGCGTTCATCGATTGGGGAACAAAAGACAATTGCTGCGTTGACGGATGCACGACATGGATTGATGTCCAACGTCTCGCACTCCGATCGATGGCCCGCGACGGATCGGTCTTGATTCGATTCGTTCGGGGTTACTCCAACCCGTACTCGCTCGCCTTGCAGATCATCGAGGCGGATCATTTAGACCACGACTACAACGACAACACCGCGTCGGGCCAAGTCCGGTTTGGCGTCGAGACAGACAAGTTCGGCAAGCCGGTTGCATATCACTTGTTGCAGCGTCATCCCGGCGACGTTCACGTCTTGGGCTACTCGGCGAACAAGCGCGAGCGCATCCCGGCGAGTGAGGTGTTGCACTTGTTCGTCAAAGATCGCCCCGGTCAGACTCAAGGCGTGCCATGGCTCGTCTCTGCGATCTCGGGCTTGCGAATGCTCGAAGGCTACCGGGAAGCCGAGCTAGTTGCGGCGAGAGTTAGCGCGAGCAAGATGGGCTTTTACACCGAGACAAGTCCCGACGGTTACGTCTCGAGCGATGACGGTGATGGTAATCTGGTTTACGAAGCCGAGCCGGGATCGTTCGAGCGTCTGCCGATGGGGATGGATTTCAAGGCGGTCGACTTTCAGCATCCCAACAGCGCATTTGGCGACTTTAACAAGGCGGTCTTGCGCGGCGTCGCCTCCGGTCTTGGCGTCTCTTACAACACACTTGCCAACGATCTCGAGGGGGTCAACTACTCGTCGATTCGCGCCGGTCTCTTGGACGAGCGCGAAGAGTACAAGACGCACCAAAGTTTTATCATCGACCATCTCTGTCGCCCGGTCTTCTTTGCGTGGCTCGAGCAAGCACTCTTGACCGACACGCTCAATCTGCCCGCCGAGAAGATGGACAAATTCAACGCGGCAGAGTTCCGCGGACGACGCTGGCAATGGGTCGACCCACTCAAAGACGTTCAGGCCAACATCACCAGCATCGAGGCAGGTCTGAAGTCCCGGCGGCAAGTGGTCTCCGAGATGGGTGGAGACTTCGAGGACGTCATCGATGAACTCGCCGAGGATCAAACTTTAATCGCCGCCGCGGGGATTGCCTTGGGCGACGCGCCGATCGGAGAGGTAACCGACGACGATGACGACGAACAACCAATCGGCAAGCCGGGCAAGCCATCGAAAGCGGGCAAGCCAGCACCCGACGAAGCACCGGGCAACTTGGCAGTCGCCGCCGATGCCGGATTGAATGGGGCGCAAATCCAAGCCGCCTTGTCCGTCATCGAGCAGATCGTGACCGGGTTGATGCCCGCCGCCGCGGGGGTTGAGTTGTTGATCTCGCTCGGGCTAGACGCCGCGACCGTCGCCAAGATGATGTCAGCGATAAAGACGTTCAAACCAAAGGCAACCGCTACCAATGATCAAAAGTAAAATGGCGAAGAATCTGCCGACCAGTAAAACGCAACAACGATCGGTCGAACTCGATCGGTCTGCGATCAACGAAGACGAGCGAACCGTCGAGCTTGCGTTCTCAAGCGAGGAACCCGTCGAGCGTTCATTCGGGCGAGAGGTACTCGATCACGATCCCAAGAGCGTCAACCTCTCCCGGTTAAACGGAGGCGCGCCACTACTGCTCGAGCATGACCGCGGCGAGCAGATCGGCGTCGTTGAGAATGCCCGCGTCGATCCCGACAAAGTGGGACGCGCGACGGTGAGGTTCAGCAAAGCCGCCCGCGCTCAAGAAATTTTTCAAGATGTTTTAGACGGTATTCGACGGATGGTCTCTGTCGGTTACCGCGTTGACGAGTTTGTCCAAGACGACGTCGACGGTGATGGGGAGGAAACCTATCGCGCGAAAAATTGGAGTCCACTAGAGGTCAGCATTGTAAGCATCCCGGCGGATACGTCTGTCGGAGTCGCTCGCAAAGATGACGAACCCGAAACGGAGCCGGAGCCACAAATGGAGCCGGAGCCACAACCCGTCGTGAAAGCGGCAGAAAGAACACAAATTATCATGGAACCAAAAACAGAACCGACCATTGAGGTCAAAGCCGATAAGCGCGCCGAAAACATCGCCGCCATCGGTCGTCAGTTCAAAGCCTCCGACGAGGCTTTGGCATTCATCTCCGAGGGCAAATCCGCCGACCAGTTCAAAGACTATCTGCTTGAGCAGAGAGCCAACGAACCCGTCGCAGTTCCGTCCGAGCGCGAGGAAATCGGGTTATCGACCAAAGAGGTCGAGAGCTATTCACTCCAACGAGCCATCGAAGCAGTCGCATCCGGTCGACCCGGTGACGCTGGTCTCGAGATGGAAGCAAGCGACGCGGTTGCCAAGCGCACCGGCAAGAGTCCGAGAGGGTTCTTCTTGCCGAATGACGTGAGCAACCGATTCGTCGGTCAGCGTGATCTAACCGCGGGCGCATCAACTACCGGTGCAAAACTCGTTGACGAGATCGTGCAAGTCCCGGTCATCGAAGCGTTACGCGCTCGGATGGTCATGGGTCAACTCGGCGCGACGGTGATGAGCGGACTCTCGTCCAACGTCAGCGTGCCGAAAGTCACGACGGGCAGCGTCGGCGCATGGGTTGCAGAAAATGCAGCACCAAGCGAGACGACTCAAGTCATCGGTCAGGTTCAATTGTCACCCAACACTTGCGCGGCATACACCGACATCGGTCGGCGTCTGCTCGTTCAGTCATCGGCGGACGTTGAGTCGTTGATCCGAAACGACATCACCAACGCGCTTGCGGTTGCCATCGATTCGGCGGCAATCAACGGCGCGGGAACAAACGAGCCGCTCGGCATCTTAAACCATGCTGACGTGACGACCACGGCACTTGGGACAAATGGGGGAGCGTTCACCTACGCTTCACTTTGTGCGGTGGAGGCTGCACCGGAGAACGCAAACGCCGCGTTGGGTACGATGCAATTCCTCACCAACGCAAAGGTGAGAAAGAAACTGCGCCAAATTGAGGTCGCGACAAACTCCGGTTTGATGCTTTTCGATTGGCGTTTCAACACGATCTTCGGCTACCCGACGACCGTGGCGAACATCGTTCCGAGTAACTTGACCAAGGGGACATCCACGTCAGGCGTGTTGTCGAGTCTCATATTTGGCGACTTCAGCCAAGTGATGATTGCGTACTTTGGCCCGGGCATCGACATACTCGTCGATCCGTACACGGGCGGAAATGCAGGGACAGTCCGGGTTTCCGCATTGGTCGACGTTGACGTCAACTTGCGCCACGGCGCAGCGTTGTCCGTCATCAAAGACGCAACGACTTAATCCGCTTGGGTTATCGGGGGCGCGTGCCGGGTTTATTGATTACCGGTGCGCGTCCCATTCTTAAAAAATGGCAGCGTTGCTTAAACTGTACGTAGACACGGAGCGGAACAAGCTCGTCAAGTCCGCAACGTCGACCCAAGAGGTCACGCTTCCCACGTTCTTCCAAGGCGACGTCGTGCCGATTTCGGTGACGTTACTTGAGCCAAAGAGCGGGGGTGGAATCTCCGACCCGTTCTCGATTGTTGTCGATTCGTACACGGTCAAGATCGGCTTGACCACTCCGCACGCGACGAGCGGATCAGAGACGGTTCACACAAATTCCAACCTCACACAAGACGCCACAACCAACGAACACGAGGGAACACTTTTATTAAATGCAACCGGAGTGACGACGCTGCTTTCCGGCGGCACAAGCGCAAGCGCGCAACTTGAGATCGAGGCACGCACCGGGTCGGGAACCTACTCAACCGAGTTGATGCGTGAGATCACGGTCAAAGCGGACGGACTCAAGACATCAACGCCGGTTGATTTAGCAACCGAGACTTACCCGACGACCGCGGAGGCGACCGCTACTTTCGCCGCAAAGATTGGAACGGCGGGCGACTCAATCACGCTCGTCTCTCCCGACGGAGCCAAGGGCATTATCTTATATTGTACGAACGACGGCGAGTTCAAGAGCGACAACATTACTTTTTAGATGAAACAATTTTTCTGCATATTGGCATTTGTTTTGACGGTTTGCATAGGCGAGGCGGCTACCCGCAAAGCGTTGCAAGTCGACGTGTCAACCAACCCGACGAACAACGACACGCTCGTCATCAACGGAGTGACGCGGACTTGGAAAACAAGCGTCACAAATCCCGCGACCGAGATCGCGATCGCAGCAACCGCGGCACTCTCCAAGACGAAACTGTTCTTGCAGATCGCCGCGAACCCGTACACCGGCCCGCTAATTTTGCAGAGCGTAGACGCCGACTCGATTAAACTAACGGCGCAAGTCGACGGTGCGTTGACTTATTCGCAAACTGGGACGACATGGGCGACGTTTACGCTCTCAACTTTAACTGTCGTGAGTGCCTACACCGTTCGGATGCCGATCACCGTCGAACCGGCAGCGACACGGGTCACAATTGCAAACGATCTTGTGACCGCAATGGCATCGGCGACCGGGACATTCGGCACGACCGACGCGCACATGGCCAACTTTGCGAGCTTGACCGGCACGCAGACATTGACGCTCAAGACTCTACAAACCGGCAACATCGATTCGCTCACGATCCGCAACGGGTCGACTGATAACAACACATCGATCGAGACGACCGCGTATCAAGGCATCCATTTCAACAACTACAACAACACCGCGCGCAAGTTCACGATCCGCCCGAATAACAACGGATACCCGTCGATCTTTGACACGTCGGGCTTGGTGACAGACGACGACGACGTCTCGCCAACAGACGCGACGCTCTCGGCTAACGGTGACGCTCTCTTGAATGTTTACGGAGCAGACGCACGCTACTTGCGACTGACTGCCGCAAACACCGTTACAGGCGCGATCACGACGAGCGCGAACATTACCGCGACCGGCGTCTCGACATTCAGCAACATCAACGCATCCACGATCAACGGCTCGACCATCGCGACCGCGACATCTATCGGCGGCACGATCGGCACTCTCACCGGCGGCACAATATCCGGCTCGACCGTCTCGGCGGCAACTGTCACGGGGATCATCGCTTTCGATTCAGACGGGCAACTGCATCACGAACGACTCGACAACACCGCAATCACGAGCGGCAACGCAACACTCAACCCGGACAAAGCAACATTCATTCGGCTCACCGGACTCACGGCGGATGTTGACCTTGTTGGCATCACGGGAGGTGCAGACGGTCGGATGCTTTATATCTACAACAACGACTTGACGTGGGACGTGAAGATCATGCACGACTCGAGTCTTGAGACGACCGCGGCAAATCGGATTTATACAAACACAAAAGCAGACAAGAGCGGATCATTGGGGATGAATATGGGGATTTTTATTTACGACTCGAGCGCGAGCCGGTGGATTTTGTTATCTTGGGAATCTTAACTTTGGAGAAATAGAAAAATGGCAGCACCAACAATCACAGACGCATATATCGTCAACGCGGGCGCATCCGGTAGCTCGGCACTCGGAGCCAGCACGGCGCAAGCCGACACGCTGATCGTCGTCGGACATAAAGCGGCAAAAACCGCAAACGCCGGGACGGTCTATTTGAGGAAAGCGGGCGGCTCGGTTCAGATTCCAATCGAACCG